TGGCTTGCCCAAACCCTTTGGGCGCTTCTTATCCCAAACCTCTTTTTTCTTTTGCATTACTTACCGTAACCCTTACCTTTTTTCTTTGGCATCATCTTATCCTAATGTTGTTTTGGTTTCTTCCTCTTGACTACCACCGCCTAGACGACCGGCCATCATTAGACTACGGCGACCTGCTCTGCGGCCACGTCTGCGGGCAGCAACGTCGCGTTCCTTCTTGGTCGCAATAATCTTTGCTTTATCTGTTGGATCACGGCCTGCCTCTAGTTCAGCACCAGCTTTAACTAATGGCTGCACTATTTTAGGAACTTTTTTTATAAGCCCTGAAGCTGTTGCAACTTTGGTAAAAATTTTTCCTACTGAACCCATAATCTTTATCCTAACGTTGTTTCATCATCATCGGCTGTGCCGCCGCGAATAGACGCCATCAGCATACGCCGACCGCCATACTGCCTAGCCCTGCGTTGCGCAGCAATCTTTCTAGCTTGACTTTCTTCTTGCGTTTTAAGGCGTTCCTCTTGCCGATTTTGTGCTTCAGTCACTTCTGGCGCAACTGCCGCCGCTGATGGCATTACTACCTTTGGAGACTTAAAAAGAAAACTCATTTGTAAATCCTTGAAAACATCATGTAGTCAAAACCACCCGGCCCATATTTGTGGAGCAGCCCTTCTGGTTGAAATTTTAACACCTTTGCCCACCGCATCGCAAGCTCGTTTTCTACATCAACCGTGATCTGTAATCTTTTTAATTTATGTTTTGTAGAAAACTTATCAAAGTATCTAATAGCCGCCCTTGTTACTGTTAAAGATATATTAGGAAGTTCAACAGATGTTATCATCCAAGCCTCTGCCACACCCGGCCACAACACGTTGCAGCCAGCACAACAAACAATCCGACCTTTCCACATTGCTGTGATTGCGTCACCCTCGGCTTGGAACGCTTTGAGCATATCCTGATAATTAGGCACATACTGAAAAACTTTTTTATCATGCTCGCGCAAATCAGCCGCATAGGGGTGCGCCCAGTGAAACGGCACAATCCGAAACTTTTTGTTTGTCGTTATATCAATCAAAATATATTAAAATCCATATTAGCAGTGGCCTGCTTAAATTGATTGCTAAACTGGCTGTTGCGCGTAATGTTTCGCACCTCGCCAGCGCCCAGCATCAAATAGCCAAATGCGTCACCAACGTGCGAGTGCTGGTTTTTATTAGCCACATCGCGAAACCGCTCTTGACCAGCGCCAACAGCCATACGTTTAAAGTGATAACCACCAGCCAGCGACTTGCGCGTCTTAACACAAGAGCGATTAACCAGCAGGCCGGGCTTGCCGTCAATCAACCTATTCATTGGCATAGCACCAGCTTCACGCCGAACCATAAAATCGTTGGTGCTGGTTGGCCTAGCATGAAGGCCCATAGTTCGCAGATGTTCAAATGCCGTTACCTCAAATATCTCGTCACGCTTTACACCCGCCGGATCACCCCAGATCAGCACGTCCGACTTTGGAAAGTGCTGCTGTATGTCAGCCAGCAAGTGATGGCAAAACCGCTCAAGCCCCATATCAAACGCAACAAGCTCATGCACAACGTGCCACCGCCCATTCTGCATCTTCTGCCCAAAGACAGCCGCAGGCGTCAAACCAAAGTCAAGCCCGATATGCACCGGCCAACCTTCCTCGATATGCACGTCAGCCGACATCATACTATCAACGAACTCGTGCCAGACCGGCTTGCCATCCTGCACATAAACATATTTAGCCCCGGCATAACATTGTATCCAGTCAATGGTCTTGCCCGCTAACTGCTGCTCGTAATAGCCGGGCGGCAAATTATTTACATTCTCAGCCGCTGGGTTGTTGATCCAATATTTATCAGCCGAGAATATAGCGTCCTCGTGTTCTTTGGTTCCCTCAATCACGCCGCCGGGCTGCTTGTAAAATTTCCAAGGATACTTTCCGCGAATAGGATTTTTCTCGGCTAACTGATGCCACCAGTGGTCACTGTCCATTGGGTTGGTACTCATCCACACGCCGCGCCAAGTGCAACCGCCATTCGCCCTAGTCGGGAAACGACCGACACGCGATGTCAAGCCATCAACCACCGCCTTTGGCAATTCCCTCGCCTCGTCTATGAAACCGCCGGTCAATTCTAAAGATAACAATTTACGAACATCGCGAGGCTGATCCAAGGCCAAGAAGATTACCTCACAATCAAGCCCAGCCGCGCCATCACGCGGCGGCAGCTTGATGTGATGGGTGATCGGCGGCGACCAGCGCATTGGCCCCCACACATTCTCAGGGAATAATTCCTGCCACGTCTTAATCGTTGTCGTGCGCAGTTCCGGGTAGCTGTTTCGTATTACTGCAAATCTGGTATATCTGATCCCATCTATCGGTGATGGCTCCTGCTTCACCGCCCGCAACATCACTTCCGCTAACGAACCGAATGTTTTGCCAGACCCGACTGGCCCCATCAACCCACGCACGAAACTGTCGTCTTGCAAAAATTTCCATACGGTCGGACTTTCCGAAAAATCTAAATTCAACCCCGCCAAAGCCTCAGTGGTTGGCTGCTTCCTGCGCCGGGGTGATCTGTCTGTTGCTGCTCTAGCTCGCGCCATCATAATCCTCTGGGTCAAAAATAATAGTAGTTTCTCCGGCATAATCATCGCTAGTTAACTCAAGCATAGGCCCGCTGCACACCGTGCAAACAATAGCCTCACCGCCATCATATACCCGGCCCCTAGTCAACTGATTACAATAGCCACACAAAATATCGTGCTTAAAAAATCTAACGCTAATGTAATCCTTCATGTCGATGACTTTACCCATCGTCACCCTCAATCTCAACAATCTTTGCAGTCGGCCCAGTGATGTTAATGCCAATCATGCTCGGCTTCTGATCATTGGCATTCGGCTCCAATAACCCGCGATGCTTCGCTAATAGACGCAAGGCAGATAGCTTGTCGTGCATCTCAACCTCAATCGTATTGCCAAACTGATTAGGCGTAACCTTAACCTTCTTGACCGACCGCCGGGCGCGATCCGACAATTGATCACTCGGCGTCAGCGTGACCCGACCCATATCATCCCACTGGATAACATCAGTCGCCTCACCAGCGCCAATCGCCTCCAACTCCTGCACCACGGCTTCACGCCGAGCCTCATCGGATGAAGCCAAAGCTGCTCGCTGCTGCCTAATCGTTGGCGTTGTTTTTCCTGACATCCAGACACTCCGATCCTGTTGCGGCATACCCAGCCAGATCAACCCAACTATCCTGATGATCGGGTGTGGCCGCTAACCTAGCCAACTTCACACCCGCCATCATCATAGCAACGTGTTCCGGCTCAATCTGTATGCCGATAAGCGCCGTCCATATAATAGCAATGCGCTCGTGATTTTCCCAAATGCTGCCGTAATCTTCGCCACGGTCAGCGACAGTTTCCTTGGCGGCCTCTAATAACTCGTATCTGTTCATCCTTCGGTGTCTCCCTTAACGTCAATAATTTTTAAGCTGCAAGCAGTGCATTCGTATTCGCGCTTATGCCTGTCATCGCGCCGCAACACAATTGCGCTGCGACAGCGCGGGCATTGCCGGTTGGTTAGCTTTCTCTCAAACGACCCATCGCCCTCATAAATCATTGGCCTCTCCTGTTCCCCCACAAGAATAGCACGATGTCCACTGGACGCAACCATAGCCGTCTGGCTCGCGGATCATGCCACGGTCGCAGTCCGGGCAAACGGTGCGAAAATTTTGTGTGACACCCCCATCGATAAGCGGCGGGGGGCGGGGGGCAAGGGGTCGCTTTTGCTGTGGCCGGGTATCGTCATCGACCGCGCCGTACACCGACAAACCAACGTCTGTTGCCGTGTACATCACGACATCACCTGTGCGACATCGTATAGCGATGGCACCCCTGCCCTACGTTCAAGCGCAGCATCGCAGGTGTTCAGCGTTGCTGCCCTCACATCAGCCGCAGTAAAGCCAGCAGCAGACAGCCGCCGTGCGTGTGCTATCTCGTTGTCGTACATCCTGACCTGACCTGTC